TGAACCTTGATGAACTTATCTTCTTGAGCTATCGCCCATCTGTGAAAACCATCAATAATTGTAGAAGTTTTCTCCTGAACGACAATTGGTTGCGCCCACCCATAATCCATCATTGATTCACGCAATAGATTAAAATCTGGTTTTAACAAATAAGTTGTTCGCCAATCAGCTGGCTTTAAAGCAGAGCTAGGCATAAATACAATTTTCATAAATTTTCTTCCATTTGTTCATTAGCAATCATTCTCATCGTGTGCGCTCTTGTTCCTGGACCGACAGGCGAAGGAGAGTTTGCCTGAAAATCATTAAGCAACAAAATGCGAAGCAAATGATCTGTTGGAAACCCAAAAGGATCATTAGTTTGCTTTTTCCTAAATTCTCCAGCAAATTTATACGCTGCATTTTTGATTCCAGGAGTGAGCATATTTTGCTCAATACAATCACGAACCCCGTCATAACCATTTTTGGCGTAAGAGGCGATAAGTTTCTCAATGTTGAACTCAGGCCACCACCGACGCTGTGCATCTATTTGTGGAAAACAATCAAAAAGCTTGTCATAAAATTCAGGTTCAGTTGAAACAACATCACCAATTCTCCGTATCGCTACAGAATGCAAAGGTATTCCAATTCTCGTATTGCTTCCAGTAAGTGAAGCAAGGTCGTAATACTCGCAGTACTCAGCACCGTGTTCTTCTGTGATGAATTTCAAGACATCATCAGTTGTCCAGTCGTAAATTACTTTTGCAAGCCTTAGAGGTATTGACTTCTTAACCTTGAAAGGCGCAACGATGTAGTTTTCGTGGAGTTTCTGAACACACGATCTGTATCTAATCATTGACTCATTTGCACGGACACCGTTAAGAAACGCAGTTCTTCCCATTTTTCCCTGCATTGTGTAATAGTCGTGACCTTCTGGCGCTGGAAAATACGGATCAATGCCAAAGTGTTTAGCGGTGATTGCACCTTTAGGGATGTCCCTAACCAAAAGACCTTTATCTGCCCGAGCTTGCGACCACAGTAAGCAGTATTCACGGCGACCCAAAATCCAAATTTCTTGACCAGCCGGAAGGCAGTACCATTCCATGTCAATCCAGTCATAATCTCGTACTTTTTCTACGAACTCAACAACCTTAGGGCTTACCATTTCTTCATCTCGGAAAATCACTTTGACTGGCCCGAGTCCTCTTTCTTCATGAACTTCTTTAGCCAAATAAAGCACTGCTGTGCTATCTTTTCCTCCAGAAAACTGAACGCAAACAGTATCAAAAGTATCATATATGTGCCTTATTCGTTGACGGGCCGCATCAACGCAACTCATATCTAGAAACATTCTCTGTCTTGGCATCTGCCTAGTACTTTGCTATCTGGGAGAGGCGTTGAACTTCTGCATCTTTTGCACTTACTAGCGATTCAAGTTTGTTGATTTTGTCTATGAAACCAACATACTCGTCGGTTAAATCAATAACAGAAGAGAATAGTTCTTTTAAATCTTTATTGCTTGTTGAATCAACAAACTGCTCAATGTTTAAAAGTTTTTGATTGAGTTCTTCTAGAAGTTTTTCTTGCATTGTTAGTCTTTCCATTTTGAGTTCCCCACTAAAACTCCAAGAAAAAACATTGAAAAAAACAAAATAATATCTACAAATATGTACATATTAATCCGAACTTTGCAATGCGGACTTTTTAGCATAGCGCTGCAAAAAATTTGTTCCCGTGGGTGTGATTGTCCAACACATGGAATTTTTCTTTTTAACATACCCTTTGGAGTGAAGATCGGTCAATCTTTCGTTCACTCGCGAAGGTTTAGAAAATCGGTGTGGGAACATCTCAAGTATTTGGGAAGCGCTTGCACCAGTGGTATTTTTCATTTTTAGATATCTCAAAATAAGAGTTCCAATCGGTGTATTTGTAGAGTTTACTGATTCTGCCATTTTTATCCCAAAATACTGTGTTCGTCAATATCGTCAAATGTCCAATACCCGTCAAGTGTTGCCCATAGTGCGGTATCAATAGCAGTTTCTTCAAGGTCGTATTCGTACATAAGGTCTTTGTGTGACTTGATTGCACGACGTAAAAACTCAACAGTTTTCATTCGTTCTTCAACCTGATCGGTGGACATAGCAATCATCCGTGTTATCTCGTCAAGACGGTGAGCAACATGGAACCGAAATCGGTCAATCTTCTTTCGGCGCTCTGCTGAATCAGAAACAACCTCAGCTATAAGGGTTATGCCTTCACTGCCGAGCGCCTGATATGTAGCCACATCCTGCTGTTCGCCTTTTATGATTTCTTCAACTTGATTGTCTAAATTTTTTAATAAAATACTTACAGCACGTTGCCATCTTCCCCAGTTTTCTGGAAGTTTAAGATACTCGCGCTGTTGATCCGATACTTTATTTTTGATTTCTTCGGCTACTAGCCTTGCGAAGGAATCGTCATTCATTATTTATTCCATTCTGGACATATTTTTTTATAGCTACACCAATCACATAATCTGTGCTTGATTGGTTCAAATTCACCAGAGACACACCGTAAGTCAATTTCTTTACGAATGTGCACTACCGTGCTTCTTACATTTTCTCTATCTTCATCTGTAACTGTTTTTGAGAGAAGAACTGCGTCTTTAATGAACAGTAGTTCAATTTCTTTTACGGTTTGGTTTAGTTGTTTTTCCAACACGTAAGCGTAGAGAAGGAGTTGAAAGTACTTATCGTCACGATATCTAGGAGATGGTGTTTTTCCAGTTTTGTAATCACCAACGATAATTCCGTCATCAGTATTTCTCCATCGGTCAATGAAGCCTTTGATAGCAACACCATCAATAGTGTCGTTAAGTTCGGTTTCAATTCCATCAAAATGAAGTGCTGTTGGATCTTCCATTGCAAACAGATTCTCAACACACCACCACGAACTCCATCTAAAGAGCCGTACGGCCTCGTCTCCCTTTACATAGGGGGCAATCTTTTCGGCATATTCCATCTCCCACCATTCTTTAGCAACCAACTTTGCCCTATCTAGGGTTCGTTCATCTTTGGGCAAAGAGTATAAATCTTCTAAAATGCTATGAACAAAGTTGCCACGAAGAGTTGCTTCTGTTGGCGGATCTTGAAGACCATCAATTCTAGAAAACTTATACTTCAGCGGACATTGTTGAAATGTTGAAATTGAAGATGGAGAAAGATACGGAGGTGGTTTAAGAATAAACTCACTCATCAGTAGATGGTGCTCCGCTAAAAGAGATACGCAGGCATTCGCCAATTAGTTCTTCTAAATCTTTTACTGTTGCGGTTTGTTTTGTTGGCTTCGGACGAGAACCAGCGTATGTTTTCCAGAAACTTCCAAGTTGTGTTTTTCCTGCTGTGTCAAGACCTTTTGATACTTGAACAAAGTTGTCCCATAGTTCCACAATGGCTGAATCAATTACTGGTTCTGGTGGCTCTTCGGCGCTCAGCGCTTCTTCACTGCGAGCAAGATAAAGACCAACACCAAGCGTTTGTGCGGCCTTCTTGAGTGCATCAGAAACAGCACCCTTCATTTCGTCACCAAGGTCAACAATGTCGCCGGCTTTTGTGCGCTTAATCTTTTGACCACCGAATCCATCGCGGATAATGCACGAATCTGGACGAGTTGCATCTGTGTGCCACATAAGGCGAACATGGGCAACGATGTAATCGGGATCAATTGCGTCACGAGAGCATGACAAAATGTTGAATGACCATGAGTCAAGTCCAAGAACTTTGTTAAGACGAGTAATCACTTCGCTTACTGGAATGTAAGTAAGTCTTGCTCCGCCTTTGCTAAGGGTTTTTTCTACTTCGGGAGCGAATGGCTCGTAGAGGTTTTGATATGTATTTGCTAACATTTATTTTGCCTTTCTAACAATAATGCTTGTTTTGTAGTCGCCTACTTCACAGTAATTATCTGCGTTTATACCTATTTTTGATAGTTCTTTAACCCGCCAATACGACGGTTGTATGTAGTCCAAAACCTTTTTTAAGAGGTCTTCCGTTGACAGTACCACTTCTCCAGTACTCATGTCAACCGATGATTGAATAAGACGACGCCCGACTTCGTTAATCAGTTTGTCGTGATCCCATTTCTTTCTATCTGAAGATGTTTTAATTTCAATCTTTCCACCATGCGCATCCATTTCTTCAATGTTGGCTTTTTGCAGCGTGGTCATCACTTGTGCTGAAAACATTCCATAAACGTCACTAAACGCATTTTTCATAGAATGCAAAGCAACTACGGCATCGGCCAGTTCTTCAGGGGATGGATTCTGGGCAAGGAAGTCATTTAACTGATCTTCCGCGTCCATGACTGTTTTCATTAATTCGGAAAACAGGTCGTTAATAGAGGCCATTTTGAACCTTTCAATATATAAATAGAATATTAGTTGTCACATTATGATACTGGCACGACGGCGCTGAGGCAACCCCAGGCCAGCCAAATGAGTGAACGCACCCACAGCAGAGTCAACTTGGTCATCGTGGTCGCAAGCCTCAGGAAATGATGCCATTTCATCCAACCAATCAGTTAGCCAAGGTGCCCGAACAATCCGCACATTGCCATTTGCTACCGCAGCACTGAAAGGTCTTGCTCTGGTCACTTTATCGCCAGTCGCTCTGATTCCAGATAAATCATATCCTGGGAGCACATATCTCGCATATTGGTCAATTAGGGCTTTTCCGCTTGAACCTGGTTCTTGCTCAATTCTGATAGCCACCATTCGTCCATCTTCAGCTGCCGTTTGGGCAATCAAAGCCTCTACTTTTTCACCTTTTGCCCGTATTTTGCGGACATCCAGAACGTAGGCAATTCCCTGATCAAAAATCATCAATGTCCCTACGGTCCAGTCTGGGTTAGGGTTTGAATGAGATGGTTCGGTGGCTGCAAGGTCCCAAAACCGGACTGCCCGTGCTGTTGATGTGACATTTGGCACTTCTGTGGAATCTATAATTGTAAAGTTTGTCCTATCAAACATAGTTCCCAAAGTGGTTGACCACCAATCACCCATCTCAAGCCGGCGACGCTCTACGGGGTCAAGAGCAGTCAGCGCCTGTCGGTAGGAATCAGCGTCAATTCCAGGGTTATCAGTCAGAAGAGAAGGAACAAAAATTCTTCCAGTTTCCTTTCCTTCCACAATAAATCTCTGCCTAACCCAATTAGGTGCAGGGTTTGAAGCGGATCTCATTCTTAAAGGAACCTGAGAAAGAGGGCCCGTTGCAGGGCGACGAAGACGAGAGAACAAGTATCTGTAGTCGGATTCACGAATTTCAGTGACCTCATCCATGCCGATAAACTGAAACTCCGAACCCTTATAACGAAGATAGTCGTTCGTGTTGTTTAGATATCCAAACGAGATTCTTGCACCAGACGGAAATGTCGCAACATAAGAGTTTGCGTTCCAGTGAATTTCATCCTGTCCGCCAATCCATGTTTTGAATCTGTCCATGAGAGCACCAGGAAGTGCTAAGTCGGCATAGGTGCGTCTGAAAAGAATTGCAGAGTAATTGGGTACATCTACATATTGCATTGCGGCCATCAACAACGCAGACGACTTCCCACCACCGGCAGCGCCACCAAAAAGAGCTTCCATTGCGTAAGTACGTAGGAAAACCTTTTGTGTTATTGATGGTTCTTCAGGACAGAATAAAGGCTCCTTCGGTTGCAAATATTCTAATACTTTGTTCCAGTCGGGCATAATAATGCTTTCTTCTTGCTGTATGTACTGTACTATTGGAAAGTAACTGCGCTAAGGTACATACACATGAAAATAAAAGATTTGCTCCAACGGTTTTTAATGCGCCAAAGCAATGCTCACTTATTAATGATTTCTTTTATACTTTTTACTGGAACTGGTGCAGCACTAATAGAATTGCCTTATGGACTTATAACCATAGGGCTTTGTTCGGGCGTCTACGGATACCTGTTGGGACGTGAATAATGGCGTGGAATTCGTTTAATGAAAAATCACTGCAAGGTGTGCAACAAAAGTCAATTCTTAATGTAGGAGCACCTGTTGCTTTCAATGCTGGCATGGCGGGAAAGCCATACAAGGATTCGTGGGATATTGAGCGCGCATACCGTGAAGGTGTCCAAAAGGTAACTTGGGTTTTCCGTTGTATTGATGCAATTGCTGGAAACCAAGCCAGACTGCCGATGATTTTGCGTAAAGACAATTCACCTACTGGTCAAGTTGTTAATAAAAACAATCCGCTTTTAGACATTCTTAACTCAAAAGCCAATATGGGAGAAAACTCCTTCATATTCCGCTATAGAGTTTCTTCTCAGCTTTTAATGAGTTCAAGAGGCGTGTTTATTGAAAAAGTAAGAGGGCGTGACGGTCAAATTATCGCCCTTCATCTTCTTCCGCCTCAACACACCGCCCCAATTCCCGATCCCAAGACATTCGTTTCTGGATATGAAGTTGATATGCGCAACGGAACCAAAGTCATTCTAAAACCAAGTGATGTTATTTGGATTCGTAGACCACACCCCCTTGATCCTTATCTTTCTATTACTCCAATGGAGGCGGCAGGAATTGCGATTGAGTTAGAAAACTTATCAAAACTCTATAACCGCAACTATTTGCTCAATGACGGCCGTCCGGGTGGACTTCTTGTTGTTCGTGGTGAAATGGAAGACGACGACAAGGAAGAGTTGCGTAACAGGTTTAGAGGAAACTTGAGTCGTACTGGCTCAACTACGGTTATTGCATCAGAAGATGGTGTTGATTATATTGACACTTCAGCCTCGCCACGAGATGCTGCCTACACGCAAATGCGTCAAATCCAAAAAGAAGAAATACTTTCTGCGTTTGGTGTCCCTGAATCAGTTATCGGAAACGCTGCAGGGCGTACTTTTTCTAACGCATCAGAAGAACTGCGAGTCTTTTGGTTGGAAACAATGCTTCCACACCTTGAACCTCTTGCTCGTGCTTTGGATGATCTTGATGAAAAGTATTATATTGATTTTGATACGGGAAGCGTTCCTATCCTCATCATGGCAAAGCAGGAACGTGCGCGCTACCTGATGGACGAGTATCAACAGGGTCTTATCAGTGTCAACGAATATCGTGACGGAACAGGCAAAAAGAAAGTTGATTCAGAATTGGCTGACAGTCTTTTGGCTAACCCTAACTTGACTCCGATTGCCAATACTGAAAAACCATTTAAGCCAGAAGAACAGCAACCTGTTGATATGGCTGCGGCTGGTGCTCCTCCGGGAATGCCAGGAGTCGTTCCAGGATCGCTAACAGACACCGCAGGACAGGCTCCAACGCCTGAACTACCACCAATGGGTACAACTCCACCAATGCCGACTACGGCACCTGATGGCGCTCCTGCGGGTATGCAGACGGCAACTCCTCCGGCTCCCGACGGCATGCTCTCTGGTTCCTCTTCTGAACTCATGACGAAATCTGCTGATTACGAAATGATTAACGACGATTGGGACACAAAAGAAGAACAAGACTCCGATAGGTGGGTTGAAATACTTGACCGTGCCCTTGAAAGACTTTTTGAACGTCAACAGCGTGTTGTTCTAGAAAAAGCTTCTGGAACGAAATCAGGAAAAGCATTGATTCAAAAGAATCTTTCAGTTGATGCAATTTTTGACAAAGAAGTTTGGGACAAGCAACTTGCCGAAGACATCTATCCCGTTCTTAAATCTGCTGGCATGGACGCCGTTGTGTTGAGTTCACAAAGGTCAGGGATGCCTCCTGATGTTGAAGAAGCAGATATAGAACAGATTGTCTCTGAACAAGTTGCAAGACTGCAAAAAGCAAACACAAACACCCGTGACGAAGTTGCCGCAGCAGTAATGATTGCAATGGCTCTTGGTGATGACGAAGACAAGCACAGCATGCTTAGGGCCGCACTAATTGCAATTTTTGCTAACTTGATCGGCAAACGCAGACGCACTATGGCTGAACTTGAAGCACAAACATCACACAATGCTGGAATTTATTTTGCTGGAAAGTCCGCTGGATCACCTCAAAAAACATGGATTACCCGTAAGGACAGTCGTGTTCGGGGGGAGCATGTTCTTCTTCATGGAAAAACTGTTGATCTGGACGAAGGATTTGCAATTGACGGCGAAACGCTTAGATTCCCGGGTGACCCTCTTGCTCCAATTGGATCCACAATCAACTGTCGCTGCAGACTAAGAATTAGATAGTTTCAGTAAACCCTCTAAATCACTTTAAGTAAAGACTGAAATAATTAGCCTTTGTTTCTTTGATCCTCTGTAAAATGTTCTACTCTTGTATGAATACAGGGAGATTCAATGTCTACAGTTCAGCAAGCAATTGATACACAATACAAAGTAATGCCAGGTCAAATAAACATTGACGAGGCACAAGGCATTGTTGAATGCTTCGTTGCTGGTATCGGCAACAAAGACTCAGTTGGCGATATTTGTGTTCCAGGCTGCTTTACTGAAAGTCTCAAGCGCCGTAAGCCTCGTGTTGTGTGGGGTCATAACTGGAACGAACCAATAGGTAAAGTTCTTGAGATTTATGAAGTAAGCCCTAACGACCCACGCCTTCCAATGAAAATGAAGCGTGCTGGTATCGGTGGTCTTTACGCCCGCGTGCAGTTCAATCTCAAGTCTGATCGTGGTCAGCAAGCATTTGCCGATGTTTCCTTCTTTGGTGAAGAACAAGAATGGTCTATTGGATACAAGACGCTAAACGCCGATTATGACCAAGGAATGCAAGCAAACATCCTTAAAGAAGTTGAACTTTACGAAGTTTCTCCAGTTCTTCATGGCGCAAACCAACTGACTGCAACCATTTCAATAAAGTCAGATGAAAAGAATGCTGGCATCTACGACGTTGAAGATACCGATAACTATGCAGGCCCTCGTGGAGAAGATGGTGGAGTTCCAGCAATGAACCCAAGTTCTGGCATAGCTGGAAATCTTGCACGAGCAATTGCTACTCGTTTTGGTGGCGCAGTTCGTCTACGCACAGCAGATAAAAACATTGCAATATTTGACCACATGCATGAAGGCGAAAAGATGACCATGCGTGTCACTTACCATTTTGATGGTGATGAATTCATGTTTGGAAACCCAGTGAGGGTAAAGCCAGAAATCATGTACATTCCAGAAAATGACAATGCTCCAGCAGTAATGCCACAGCCAAATGGCAAAAAACCACAAAGCAATCCATTTGCTTCACAGTATCGCGACGAACTCAATCAGCCTGGCGTTCCCGATGAAATCAAACCAAAAGCATGTGGCTGTGGATGCATGGGTGAAAAGTCAACTGACGAAAAAGCAGCACCAGGTGCGGATGCATTGAACCAGATTGCAAACATCGTAGGAGTGGATGCACCACAAGAAAGAGTCACGGGGGATGTAGCAAGAGGTTACGGTCCACGTAGGGGTAATCTTGAACAGTTGCTCAGGTATTGGCGTCCAATTATGCGCAAAGAGGGCGGTTTCCGTCGTTGTCGGGTAATTCTTGCTGACCACCCAGAACTGTATCCACTGAATAATATCTGTGCTTGGCTACACCACGAAACAACGGGTCTGTGGCCGAATGAGGGATGTCATCATCCTGGAATGAAGAACTGCCGTAATAAGATTAAAAAAGGCATTAACGGTTCTCTCTGGAACGACCGTCAATGGAACGACCGTATGGATTCTCGTTTTGGTAAGGGTCTTGAGTCACCTGAAGAGTATGCAGAATTTGAGAAATCAGCAGTTTACGAACTCAAAACATTTATTGACCAAGAACCAGAAATGATGAAATTTCTTTCTGATGATTCCAACTGGGAACATTCTGGTGAAGATGAGACTGGTGCCATAGTTGTTCATATTGGTCGTGAAGCCGGCGAATCAAGCGGCAGTGGGTGCGGATGCGGTGGCGATGAAACCGATAAGCCAAAACCAGCAATGAGAATGATTAACGCTTTGCTTTCTCTTCAAAAGTCAATTGAAACCGATATGGACACCAAAGCTGGTCGGATGATTAGCAACAGAAACATGGCAAAACTAAAAGAAGCAATGCAAATTATTGCAGCAGTAATTGAAGCTGCGCAAGCTCCAGAAATGCAAATGAAGGCTTCTGGTGAAATAAGAATTAAAGCAACAGGTGACCACCTGTACAGCATTAATGAAGCAATATCACCAATCGTTGATTACTACAAACTTGATTCTGAAGTTAGGGAGTCCGGTATCTATTTTAGTACTAGTCTTTCAGAAGATGCTAAATCAGCTATCGGAAATGTGATCAATGGATACAAGTCAGCAGATAAAGCGCATGAGTCTTACTAAGGAAACATACTCTTATGGCGTATACTTCTCAAAACGGTTTACCAAAAATCGCATCAAAATTTCATTGCATGGTTTCAGGCGAAAAGCGCATGGAGCCTTGTGCTGGATGTACAAATCCCAGAACTTGCGTTTCGTCAACAATGCAATACAAGGAGAAAAATAATATGGCAAATGAACCGACCGTAAAACTAGCCGCCGATGGAACAATCACGTGTGCTAAGAATCTTGAACTAACCGAATGCGGTTACAAGGTTGGACAACCCGTGTGTGGAAAATGTGGCGCTGCTGCTGAGAACGTTAAGAGTCTTGAAGTCTCAGACGACGACTCCGATGGATGGGTAACCGCAGATACCGACACCAAGGGAACCAAGATGCCTGTTCCAGAATTTGAAGGAATGGCAGAAATGGCAGAAGACGAAATGGATGAAACCCCAGTAGCAAAGCGCAAGAAGGCTCGCAAGACTCGTCTTGAAAGCATGGGAATGAAGTCTGCTGATTGGGATGATGATGCGTTTATTTGTGCTTTTGAGCGCAAAATGTACCCAGGTCAAGCAACAGTCTGCGCACAGTGCCCAGGTGGTTGCGCTCCAGAACAAGACATGCCGTCACTTCTTGAAATTGAAGGAATAGCACAGGATATGTTCAGCGGTAAAGTTCTTGACTCTGGATACGCAGATAGCACCGACATGTTTGTTGTTGATGTTCAGCGCAAAGATGGAAAACCAGTTGAAGCATTCTTTGATGGAACAACTGGCGAGTGCATGGGTTGGCACATGCTCAACGAAAAAGTCATTGGCGAGATTGCCGAGATTGATGGAATCAAGGTTATTTCATTTGCTGATGCAGCAGAAATTGCAACCAAGTCTATTGAAGGTGATGTAATCAGCGTTGATGCAGACATGTTTGAAGGCCGTGACGCTTTTGCCGTTGAAATTGACAGTCTTGACGGAAAGTCGTATGACGTTTTCGTATCTCTTGATGGTTCAATTCTTGGATGGGATGAATATGAGCCTGAAGAGGCAGCAGACATTGATGAAGAAATCGCTGATCTTGCATTGAAGGCAATGTATGGTGACGACGAGCGCATGGAAATGGCTAAGGGCGGAATGGCTATGCCTGATGGTTCTTATCCAATCAAGGATGAAGAAGACTTGAAGAATGCAATCATGGCTGTTGGTCGGGCTTCCAATCCTGATGAAGTCAAAATGCATTGCAAGAAGCGCGCCATGGAACTCGGTAAGGAAGACATGATTCCTGAGAGTTGGAAGATGGCGAACGAAGAGGCAGAATCTCTTGAAGACACTACTGAAGAAGCTGAAGAAAAATCAGCAGAAGATATTGAAGCAACAGAATTCCTAAGCAGTCTGCTGGAGTTTGAGATGCTTGCAACCGAAACAGATATTGAGGCATAATCATGGCACCAAAAGTACGCCAACCAGATAGTTCTGGATTTGTAGCACCAGAAGTAGTCGCCGTAGCTCCAGCAGTTGCTGAAGTGGTGGCTCCTATTGAGTCGCTTGTTGAAGTTACTGATGAACTGATTGTTGAAGAAGCAAAAGCTGTTCGCAAGCGTCGTTCAAACAAGGACGACAACGAATCTGAAGAAGCAGAAGAAGCTACAGTCGTAGCTGAAAAAGCATCAGAGGATAAGTAAACCAACCGGGGAGTTCCGGAATGGGACAAAATAATAACTTTGACGCTAACCAGCGCATAAAATCCCTTCAAGATACTGCTGACTTTCACACCATTCGTTTTGCATCCAAGGGCTTCCTTGGGCGAACCATACGCGAAGATAATGCTGTTCCAAGTGTTGGAATAAGAGCCGCTATTCGTGCTGGTGCAATACCTGATGCAAACGGCAAGTTGCGCTGTCCACCAGGAACACCTAACGCAAACCAGTTTACCGATGTTCAGTTGTCTAACTGTGGTGCACCAAGTGTAAGAACCGCACTCAGTGCTGGCGTTGAAATGGCACAGCAAATTGGCGGAGACGACATAGGGCTTCAAAGTGACATAATTGCAGTAGATGCTATTTTGACTGATTTAGGAATTGCTAGTAATCCAGAATCTATGGCTACGGCTGTAAAAAAAGTTCAGCAGATGTCTTTGGAAGAACGACAATTGGCTGCTCTGGCTGTTGGTGGCAAGACAAAACTTGATAAAGAAAATAGAAGAATACGCAATACTAAAGATTTCGTGAGTGATCCATCTAAAACTCCTCGTGAAAGAATGTCAGAAAGAATTGTTAATATCGCATCTGTAGGAAAAGATTTTTTTAAAGCTTCTTCTATTGATAACCCAACTGCATCCCCCCTTCAAGTATCAAACGATGAACTACTAGCAGAGCAGACCATTAGAGCACTAGGTGATGATATTTTAGATGCGTCTTCACAGAGGTTGGCTGTTTTGCAGGAATATCTATCCGATGTTTACAAGGTTGAGAAACATTTGGGAGAAAGCGCCGCTGCATTTAAAAAGTGGCAAGATAATAAAACAAAAATAGCCGACGAATTAGCTGTTGAATTCCCGCTATTTATTAAAAGCAAGCACTTGGTATTTACCGGACGAATGGACGACAAACCAGACATTGCTCTAGCAGAATTAACCATACCTATGATTTCTCGCGAACGTGGCGGTGGAG